AAGATATTAATTTAAAGAAAAAATATATAGGCAAAACTTCAACAGAAGTATCAAAAAGATGGACAGACCATATTAAAAACTCACTTAATATTGGAACCATAAAGAGACAAAACATTCATGATGCTTTATATAATCATTGGGATGAATTTACTTTTACTATATTAGAAGAAGTAAAAGATAATAAACTTGGAGATCGTGAAAAGTTTTATATTAATTTCTTTTAGACTGATAAATATGGTTTTAATATAAAAAGTGGTGGTTAAAATGGCAAGTATTTATATAATAAAAAATACAGTTAATAATAAAGTATATATAGGTTAGACAACTCAACCAATTAATATACGTTTTACTAATCATAAAATGGCTAGTCGAGTTGAAGATACTAAATTTTATCGAGCAATAAGAAAATATGGTGAAGATAAATTTTATATTGAATTATTAGAAGAAGATGTTCCCATTGAAAAATTAAATGAACGTGAGTAGTATTGGATTTAGTTTTTTAATTCATACTATAATGGATATAATTCGACTTTAGGTGGAGATGGAATACACTATTTAGATTATGATTTAATTTATAATTACTGGTTATAGGGATATAATCTTACAGATATTAGTAAAATATGCACCATAGGGAGAGATACTATATCTAGGATATTACGTGGTAGCTATAATATTACTTCAGAAGAAATTAAAAAGCGTGGATATATTAGTAATTATAAATTAACTCCAGAATTCATTATTGAGTAGTGGCATAAAGGATTAACTCCCAATTAGATTTCTACTCAATTTGGCGGAGATATAAATACAATTAAAAAGGTTTTATATATAATTGGTTTAACGGATGAAGATTTCAAAATACGATCTAATGAGCATTAGAGAATTTTAAAAGATAAAGAAATAATAGAATTATGGTAGAATGGATTAAATATTACATAGATTGGATTAATTGGTGGTAATAGACAAACTATTCGCAGAATATTACTTGAAAATGGTGTTACTGAAAAAGATATAGATAAAAGAAAAAGACAAACTTGTAATAGAAATGCAAAACCAGTAGTATAGTTATCATTAAGCGGTGAATATATTACGACTTTTTCAAGTGCAAAAGTAGCTGGAGAATCGTTGGGTAAACCATCTACTTCTATATGTGGTTGTTGTAATCATAAGCCAAAATATAAAACCGCTTATGGGTATAAATGGTTATTTTTAGAAGAATATAATAAGAATGGAGATAAAAATGGAACTTAGTAAATTACAAAAAGAAATAGTAAATGCAACCGAACCATATATTGTAGTCGTTGCAAGCGCGGCAGCCGGCAAGACAAGAGTATTAACAGAACGAGTTCGTAAAATGTTACGAGATGGAACAGATCCAAAAGATATAGCTGTTATTACTTTTACTAATCTTGCGGCGCAAGAACTTAAGGAAAGACTTGCGGGAGATTATAAAGATGGAATTTATATTGGTACAATTCATTCTCTTGCAAATTATATGCTTCTGTCTCATGGAATTGATACAAAAGCATATCTGGATAATGATAAATTTGATTTACTATTTGCCGCGGTAAAAAAGAATCCACAGTGTATTAAACATATAAGACATATTCTATTAGATGAAGCTCAAGATACTTCACCAGAAGAATATGAGTTTATTTTTGATATGATAAATCCAGTTACTTTTTTTGTTGCTGGTGACTATAATCAAAGTATTTATAGTTTTAAAGGATGTGATCCAGAGTTATTTAATCAACTTATGGAGCAACCAGATGTAACTGTTTATAACTTAAATGAAAATTATCGAAATGGTAATAATATACTTAATTTTGCTAAAAAGATTTTGTCTGAGTCTTATGCTTTTGATAAATCTGTTGCTATGCGGCCAGGCGGCACTGTATGGAAAGGTGAAGCTACAATTGAAAATTTAAAGAATTGGATTCAGCGACAAGGCGAATTTAAAGATTGGGCAGTTCTTTGTACAACAAATGGTATAATTGCAGAAATTAGAGAACAATTGGAAGCACTTGATATTCCGTCTGTTTCTTTTAGGCAAGGAGAAGTAACAAAAGATCAACTTGAAGAAATGATGAATTCTAATTGCGTAAAGGTATTAACTTATTGGAGTGCTAAAGGGCTTGAATTTCCTAATGTCGCTGCGTGGAAACCAAAAAATTGGGGTGGCGATGAAACTTGTCGTGTAAATTATGTTGGAGCTACGCGAGCAAAAGATATTCTTCTTTGGATGGAAGAGCCGCATAAAAAGAAAAAGCCAATAAAACAAAAGAGTAAGTGGTTTTAACACTTACTCTTTCTCAATCGTATCTTTATCGACCCATCCATACACATTTGAAGTATTATCTATATGAATAATGTGGTATGGGTGTTTTGTATTTGCATTATTACTAATTAAAGTAACACGAGCCTTACCGGGCTTAGCGGGAACTCCAGTGGTTGCTATTGCAGTATTGTAACAAACATCTCCTTTAAACATAACAATATCATTTTTCTTTATTGCTTCTGTTTTTGAGATGGCTTTGTTTAGGGCGGCCGCGGTAAGCGAACCAACTTCACCATCAATTGGATATACTTTATAATCAGTTTGGAATTTTTTTACAGCTTTATAAGTGTTATCTCCAAAATCTCCATCTGCACCATCTGGGCCGCAATCATAACCTAACTATATAAGTTTTTCTTGAAGTTGGCGAACTTCAATTCCTTTAGAACCTTTTCTCAAAATTTCCGATTCATCAGTCGGTTGAGATGGAGTTACTGGTTCAATTGGGGTTTCGTCTTTATCAGTATTGCTTACTATGCTCCATTTTGGACGACCGAACCCAGCAACAGTTTTATTTCCTTTGCTATAAGTGCGGCGCGCGACTGAATCACTTGAATTACCTTCAATAGTTGTAATACTAGTCCAATTACTTCCAGAGCCAGATACTTTCTCAACTATACCAGTATGGTTAATACCACCGCTTACATAGAAAAAAACCTAATCTCCAACTTCTGGATAATTAAAGAAGGCATTGTGTGCTTTATAAAATGAAGCACTTGTACTACATAAAGCAGAGCCACTACCAAGTGTCTAATAAGTCATTTCTGCGCCTTTTTGTGTCCCAAAAGCAGTGCAAAAACACCAATCAACGAAGACATCGCACCAAGGTTGATTTTGGAGATCCCATCCATAGAATATATTATCCCAAGTGCCAACAGCATATTTTATATAGTTGTTGGCACCTTCATGATATCCTATTTCTTGACGTGCTACTGATAGTAATTTTTCTCTCGCTTCAGTAGTAGTCACTGTGTCACTTCCACATTAATTTCTTTAGAAACGTCGCAGATCTTGTCGATCATTTCACTAACAACGTTCCAATCAATTTCATAATTCAAGGTGCTAGCAACAGCTTTGAGTTCATTGATAACCCACTCTTTTTTATCAGCGCCTTTATCAAACATTTGTTCTGCTTGAGCCATAAGATTCATAACCAGAACCATTAATGAACTCCAGTTTTTTTCTTTTGCGTTAGCTTGGACATATTGTACTAATTTAATAACCAATGGCACTAAAATAGCAACGCCACTAAGAATAGAAATAATTGCTTGAATCCAAAAATTAAATTGTTCCATTATATATCCTCCATTTTACTTAGTTCTTCTTTGATCTAAGTAATTTCATCCTTTTGTCTTTTTTCTTGCTCTAACTCCCATTCATGATCTTGCTGGCGGACTTTGGCTGTTTTTATCCAACCCATAAAACCACATTCTCCTGTGCAGGCTACAAAGAAGCATGTGCATAATGTGTCTGGAATACCGCCAGTAACTAAATATATCCAAACCATTATGGTAGTAAATATTACGATAGAGACACCTACAATAACTAAAATTATATCCATTGTTTTCTTAGTCATTGAAATCATCCTCCTTATTTTAAAGTAGGACAAGTTTTTAGAAATATACAAAGAATGTATGTAAACATTAATATTATGAATTTTAGATGAATTTTTGTTACTTTTAAATATCAGATTAGAATTAGTCTGATAAATAATTAAATAGGAGGTACATTTGTATGAATGATACCGAATTTTATATAGATCTCCCCGAAGATTTATTTGATGCAAAGCTCCCTAATGCTTATCAAGTAAAATATTACCAGGATCTTGTTAATCGTACTATTTGGATTAATGAAGAAATTACTGGAGATCTGACTCATGAATTAATACACTATAGGCTTTCTATCTTCTTCTGGAATATATT